CCATCCGCTCCCAGATCATCTGGGCCAAGGACCGGCTGGTGCTCAGCCGCGGCGACTATCACTGGCAGCATGAGCCCTGCTGGTATGCCGTTCGGGCCAAGGGCAAGGGCCACTGGGCCGGCGATCGGAAACAGACCACGCTCTGGCAGATTGCCAACAAGGACCAAGATGCAGCCACGGTTCACGGGACGCAAAAGCCCGTCGAATGCATGCGCCGCCCGATCTTGAACAACTCGAGCCCCGGCCAGGCCGTCTACGAGCCCTTCATGGGCTCCGGCACCACGCTGATCGCGGCCGAGACGACTGGGCGCCTGTGTTACGGGGTGGAGCTGAACCCTACTTACGTTGATGTGGCCATAGAGCGCTGGCAGGCTTACACAGGCGAAGAGGCCGTCTTGCTGGACAGCGGCGAGACCTTTGCAGCGCTCAAGTCGCAGCGGTTGGCTGCGTGACCCAATCGCGCCGGCTGTCGCTGGTCGAGGCGATCACCAATGTCGCCGTGGGCTATGTGCTGGCGGTGATCACGCAGATCGTGGTGTTCCCGTGGTTTGGCATTCACCCCAGCCTTGGCGAGAACCTTGCCATCGGCTCAATCTTCACCGGGATCTCGCTTTTGCGCAGCTATGCGCTGCGCAGGCTGTTCGAGCGGCTGCGGTGAGGGCGAAGTATCAGGCAGCCTCAAGTTTGTAGACAGTTCCTCTGCCAGCAACCTTCGCAGCGGTAATCGGCAAGTTCAGTTTCTTCTTCAGCCCGCCCGAGATCAGACCGCGGGCACTGTGGGGCAACCAGCCCGTCGCCTCGACGATCTCGCCGATGGACGCCCCCTCGGGTCGCTGCAAGAGCGCGATGATCTGCGCCTGCTTGGTACCGGCACGGATAGCCACGGGCCTCGGCGTATCGGCATCGGGTGATGTTTCCGCGGGCTCCCTTGCCGCCGAGGCCAGTTCCAGCTTCGCCTTGCGCAGATTGCTCATGGTCGTCGCGACGACCGGTTCGATGCCAATCGCAGCGAGGCCAGCTTCGGTGGCGATCAGCGTGGTGCCGTGACCGTCGCCGGTCTCCCGCCAGAGGGGCTCCCCACGGCGCAGATTGGCATCGACCTCTTGGAGCCAGCCGCGTTCGATCATCTTGGCCACCGCCATTTTCGTGGCCGCGCCAGCCAATCCTTCTGGCAGCGGCATCGCAAGATTGTCAGGGCGGGATGCGGCGCGGCTGAGGATGATGGCTTGGGTGTCTGTGAGTTTGGGCATCTTCGCCTCCTGTCGTGATGGGGATGTCGGGGATAGGTCAATCGCTCTCAGCCATCGCGGCGGTGACGGCGAAGTGCTGCGCCCAGCCCGTCAGATACGGCAGCCCTGATGGGATGCCGTGCTCGCGCTCGGTCTTGCGGTCGATGCGCCAACCCTGCCAGCGGCGGATTGCGGCGGCGATGGCAGCCTCCAGTCCGATGTTGCAGCCCGTTATGTTGCCGACGACATCGTCGGCGAAATGCCGACCGATCCGGCTGTCGAGAAAGTCGCGGATGCCGATCATCTCGTCTTCGCTGCTGGCGCCTATGGCCTCGGCGATCAGGCGCGAGGCGAGCGTCCAGACCTCCGCGCTGCGCCGGTCGCGCTCTGGGCAGACGGTCAGGGTGCGGAAGAAGCCGTAATCCTCGTTGCGGCTGGGAAGGCAGGGCTGCGTGGTCATTGTCGGGATCCTCGTGATGGGGGCTGGCGGGGCGCTGGGCCCCGCCGGTTCAGGCTCAGGCGGCCCTGATGGACTCAAGCGTCGCGATGTGGCTCAGCAGCGTCGCTGCCTCTTCGCGCGCAGCGTCGGCCCAGAATTCGGCGCGGGCGTTGCAGGCGCGAGCAAGGCGCTCGGCATCTGCCTTCGTGAAGCGGTTGACCTTGTGCGCGCTGCCATGACCCGTGCAGGTGGCGCGATGCTTGCCATCCTCGGGCGTCAGTTCGAATTTGAGGGGGCCGAAGTCGTCGATGACGATCCAGTTGTGCGAGGCGATCGTGGCGCAGGCGCTGGGCGCGAGGCGGGCTTCGATCTCTTCAGCGGCGCTGCGGAAGTCGGCGATCAGGGTGGCAGTCGGGTTGTTCATGGCTTGGGCCTTTCAGGTGAGTTGCATCGTTTTGGCACGATGACCATCGCTCTGAAGGGCCAGATGTCGTAGAGAATTATTAGCAATTTCATAGCTTTATGATCACTCGGGAGAGGCCGTCGCATCAACCCACGCCCCATCCTGCCAGAGGTAGAGATGGGACAGTTCGCAAGTTGGGCGCGGCAGGATGCGGGGCGCTCGGGGCGGATCAAAACAGTCCAGCGCATCAGCCCGGACCTGCCGGATTTCGCGGGCGGCGAGGATCTCCTCGGGCGTCCATGGGGCCAGCGCGGGCAGCATGTGGGAGGGATAACCGTCAAAGTGGACGTAGGTGTGGGCCCATTCCTCGGGACCAATTTGAATGGCAATCTGCGCACGTGTGCTCATCGTCGCGCCCTCAGATCAGCTGGAGGCACGCCAGCAGGGTGCTGGCGGCGGCAAGCTGGGTGGTCGGCAGTTCAATCTTGATGTGCGAAATCACGTCGGAGGCGTCGGCAGTGATCCCCGCGTCACGCAGCTCGGCCTCAATGACCCTGGCTACGGCATCGGGGCGCGAGCAGTCGAGATGCTCCAGCAGCTCGGCGTAGTCGATGCGGATGGTGGTGATGGCGGTCATGGCGATGTCCTTTCAGGCTTGGGTGTTGGCTGGGCCTGCGCGGCGTCCAGCTTCAAAGGCTTCCTCGAGCGCCGCGCGGATGGACCAGACGGCGACATCGTGGAAATCCAGCCGGTCCCAGTTCTGGGTCTCCAGCGTCTCGATGCGGAACTGGCGCTGGGCGATCTCAAGGAGTTCAGCGTCGCGGGCGGTGTTGGGATCAACGGGCTTGCGGCGTGCCATGGTCAGTCCTCCCAGCGGTGTTCGGGGTGAGTGGTGCGTGCGCGGGCTTCCTCGCGCATCATCTCGTGGGCCTTGGCCATCTCGACCATCCCGTCGGCCTGGCTCATCCGCCCCGACATCACTTCGTCCATCACCCAGTTCATCCGTTCTTGGGCGGGGCTGGTGTGATCCCGCCACCCTTCGCTCATCGAGCTGTGACCCATCTTCTCCTGCGCGCGCATGGCTCTCTCCGATCCGTTTTTGCAGGGCGCGATGCACCCGCTTTCTGGACCCATGAATCGCTCGATCAGGGAGTGTAATCAACTCAAATAGATCGCTTTTCCTGTTTGTTTACAATATGTTGAGGCTCAACCAAACGCCATGGAAGGTATGTCCGAACGCGCCTATGCCGAGCACGCGGGCCTCTCGCGCGGGGCGGTGCAAAAGGCGCGCAAGACCGGACGGCTGGTGCTCTTCGCCGACGGGTCGATTAATGCCGCCGCCTCGGACGCGCGGCGCGGCAGCATGACCGATCCAGACCAGCAGATACGGTCACGGGGCGGTCTTGGCGCGGGTAGTGAGAGCGCAGCGATGGCTCCCAGTGCCGTCTCCGGCCCCGGCGACAGCACGTCCTATATCAAGGCCCGCACAGCGCTGACCGTTTACCAGGCGCAGGAACGCCAGCTCTCGATCCAGAAGAAGAAGGGCGTACTGGTGGACCGCGCGCGCGCCGAGACGCTGGTGTTTCGCCTCGCGCGCCAGGAGCGCGACACCTGGGTCACCTGGCCCACCCGGGTCGCGGCCCTCATGGCCGCGCAGTTATCCGCAGAGATGGAGAAGGCATCGGGCAGACCCGTGACAATCGAGACTGCGATCTTACAGAGGGTGCTGGAAACCCATGTCCGAGAGCACCTCGACGCCCTGGCCGACCTCAGGGTCTCGCTTGCATGACAGGGAAGGAGAAGATGACCACGATCTGACCACCGGCCTCGATCTCGGGTTTGACGGTGCCGAGGACGTCCTGCGCGCCTGGCGGCGGGGAATGCGACCGGACGCTGACCTCACAGTGTCGGAATGGGCGGACAAGCATCGTTGGCTGTCATCGCGCGCGGCAGCAGAACCCGGACGGTATCGCACGGCGCGCGCGCCCTACCTGCGTGAGATCATGGATGCGCTGTCGCCAAAGCACCCGGCGCAGCGCATCAGCTTCATGAAGGCCGCGCAAGTCGGCGCCACGGAAGCGGGCAACAACTGGATCGGCTTCGTGATCCATCACGCGCCGGGCCCGATGCTGGCGGTGCTACCCACGGTCGAGATGGCCAAGCGCACCTCGCGGGGGCGGATTGATCCGCTCATTGAGGATAGCCCGGCGCTGAAGGAACGCGTTCAGCCGGCGCGCTCGCGGGATGCGGGCAATTCGATGCTGTCGAAGGAGTTCCCCGGCGGCATTCTGGTGCTGACCGGTGCGAACTCGGCCACGGGCCTGCGATCGATGCCCGCGCGCTATGTGTTTCTGGACGAGGTCGATGCCTATCCGGCCTCAGCCGACGAGGAGGGCGATCCGGTCACGCTGGCCGAGGCGCGCACCACGACCTTCGCGCATCGACGTAAGGTATTCATGGTCTCGACCCCGACCATCCGGGGTCTCTCGCGCATCGAGCGCGAGTTCGAGGCCAGCGACCAGCGACGGTATTTCGTGCCCTGCCCGCATTGCGGTCACATGCAGTGGCTGCAGTTTGAACGGCTGCGCTGGGACAAGGGACGGCCAGAAACCGCGGCCTATGCCTGCGAGGGCTGCGAGCGCCCGATCGCCGAGCACCACAAGACGGATATGTTGGCGCAAGGAGAATGGCGAGCGACAGCGACCGGTGCAGATCCCAACGCGATCGGCTTTCACCTCTCAGCACTCTATTCGCCGATCGGCTGGAAAAGCTGGGAACAGATCGCACGCGACTGGCTGGCGGCGCAGGGCTCGGACGAGATGCTGCGCGCAGCGCGCAACACGCTCCTGGGCGAGACATGGGTTGAAAGTGGCGATGCGCCAGAATGGCAGCGGCTGGCAGATCGACGCGAGGCCTATGCGGCGCAGGTTCCCATGGGTGGTCTGTTCCTGACCGCCGGGGCCGACGTGCAAAAGGACCGTATCGAGGTCGATGTCTGGGCCTGGGGCCGCGGCCTCGAGAGTTGGCTGGTTGACCACATCGTCATTCCGGGCGGCCCTGGTGATCCCGCATGCTGGCAGGCATTGACGGATCTGCTCGGTCAAACTTGGGTGCATGCGAACGGCGTCGTGATGCCGCTTGCCAAGCTGGCGATCGATACCGGCTTTGAGACCTCCGCTGTCTATGCATGGGCACGCGCGCAAGGCATTGCGCAGGTCGCACCGGTCAAAGGCCTGGAAGGCTTCAACCGCGCGACACCTGTTTCAGGCCCAACCTTCGTCGATGCGACGGTGAATGGGCGGAAACTCAAACGTGGGGCACGGCTCTGGACGGTGGCGACAGCCACCTTCAAGGCGGAAACGTATCGCTATCTGCGGATAGAGCGGCCGTCCGAGCCAGAGGCGCCGATACCGGCCGGGACGATCCATCTGCCCGACTGGGCGAACAGCGAAT